TACGAGGCACAAAAAAAGAATGCGGAATACACTTTTAAACATTGTACAACCGATCTTGGACGGCTTGACGCTGCTCTGGCAGAATGGGTTGACGCAAATCAAAAACTCAACGCAGTCTTTGAGATTGAAGACGACATCGACTTTTATTAACTGCCTTGCACTAGGTTTGCTAAATGCTGGCAAGCCTTTTACTCGTATAGGCAATTGGTTTTGGAAGAAGCACCGCGACGTGTTTAATTGGAACAAGTTAGGAAAGTCTGATGCCAATAACGAACGCAGCAAGTAAGTTTTTTACAGAATCTGTAGATCTTACTTCAACAAGTCAGACTACAATCTATACGGTCCCTAACAATCATTCGGCTGTCGTTAAGGCGTTAATAATTGCAAATACAGATACATCAAATCGTAATATAGATTTCAAGTGGTATCATGCAGATGATGCTACCACACATAGTATCTTAGAAGGACATCAGATTACAGGAAGTAATTTTGAAGTTGTTTTAAACGATAACGTTCCTTTATATTTACATGCTGGTGACATCCTGTATATAACGGCTGCAACAGCCAACACTATAGTAACAACTATTTCTGTAGAAGAATACTACGATCCGAACCGCTAGGTTCACAACTGCCCTAAAGGAGTAACCCAATGGCAATCACAACTGCAATGTGTACCAGCTTTAAGTCTGAGCTTCTAGGTGGTTTACACGATTTAGACACAGACTCACTTAAAATTGCTCTCATCAAAGCGTCCCCATCAGGAACCTATGGTGCGGCAACAACTAACTACTCAAACGTGACAGGAAATTCAGACGAAGCATCAGGTACAGGCTACTCTGCCGGTGGACAAGTCTTAGACGGTGCGTCTATTTCAGTTAGCGGTACTACTGCCATCGTTGACTTTACTGATGAAGTATTTTCAAACGTAACCATATCAACTGATGGTTGTATTATCTACAATACAGCAAACTCTAACTCTGCAATTGCCGTTATCGACTTTGGTGGAACTGTTTCTGCTACTGCCGGTGACTTAACAATTGAATTTCCTGCTGCTGACGCATCTAATGCTGTAATTCGCATAGCTTAGAAAGTAAACCCCCGTGTCCGTTACCCTAAACCAAGCTAATTATGGTACTGGTGTCTACGGCACTGCACGGTATGGCGAATACTTTGTAACTATAAACACTGGAGTTGGTGCCTCAGGGTCTGTAGGCTCTGTCACAGAAAATGTTAGTGAAGCACTGGCAGGTGTATCCGCTACAGGCACAGTTAACACTGTCAGTACAACAGCGGATGCTAGCACTACGTTAACCGGTGTATCCGCTACAGGCACAGTTAACACAGTTAATACAATAGCAGATGCTAACATTACGTTAACAGGTGTTTCTGCTACAGGCACAGTTAACACAGTTAATACAATAGCGGATGCCAACACTACGCTGACCGGAGTATCTGCTACAGGCACAGTTAACACTGTCAGTACAACAGCGGATGCTAGCACCACGTTAACAGGTGTTTCTGCTACAGGCGTAGTTAACACAGTTAATACAACAGCGGATGCCACTACTACTTTAACAGGCGTATCAGCTACAGGCTCTGTCAATACTGTTGGTATAGGTAATAGCACCATACTGACAGGGGTTTCTGCAACTGGTTCGGTCAATACTGTTAACGTCACTACAGGTATTAGAGTAGCAATAATCGGCGTATCTGCTACGGGTGTTGTTAACACTGTCAGTACAACAGCAGATGGCAGTATTACACTAACAGGCGTGTCTTCTACAGGAACAATTGCTCCAGTAGTAGTTGGTGGATTTGAAGTAGATGTTAGTGAGACTATTGCTTCTGGTGTAGGTGCCACTGGTGTAGTTAATTCTGTACAAGTTAACTTGACGGAAAAGCTTGCAAGCGTATCAGCAACAGGTTCTGTTAACACTGTTACTATAACAGCAGATAGTAGTATTACACTATCAGGAGTATCTACTACAGGTTCTGTTAACACTGTTAGCGTAACAGCAGATAGTAGTATTACACTATCAGGAGTATCAGCTACTGGTTCCGTAAATACAGTAATAACAAGACTAGGTGCCACTACGGTATTAACCGGAGTATCAGCTACTGGTTTTGTAAACACGGTTAACGAAAAACCAACTGAAGCATTAGCCAGTGTATCAGCTACAGGTTTAATAGGCTCTGTAGGTATTAGTAATACTGTTACGATAACAGGTGTTGCAGGTACTGGCTCCATAGGTTCTGTGGGTGTTGGCAACAGTGTTACACCAACTGGAGTTGTAGGCACTTTTTCCATAGGAACTGTGACAGTAACTGGAATTGTAACCGTATTTGTTGCTTCAGCATACGATAGAAAACATGTAGTGCATGTTGTTCCAGAAGCTTTGATATTACGTTCCGTAGCCGTAGGAGCAGCGAGTGCGTATAATCGTGACCGGGTAGTAACTGTCCAACCAAAAGAAACAAGTAATCAAAGAAGGGCTGCATAATGTCTCTTAAATGGCAGGATAAAGACCCGGATGACCAGTTAGATTATTCTATAAACTGGGGTCCGGCTTTAGATACAGACACAATCTCTTCGCTTATTTGGAAAATATACGATGAGAATGGTGTGTTACAAACGTGGTCAGATAGCCAGATTGTAAATGGTCTACAGTTAGTTAGCCGCACTAACACGAACACTATAGCTACTATTTATCTGGGAAGCGGTACAGCCTTTACAACTTATAAAATTGTGTGCCGTATGACAGCGAGTGATGCAACTGTTCGCGAACAGGAAGTTCGCATCCGTGTAGTGGAGAAGAACTAATGGCGTATAACTACCTCAGTTTAACCAACGAAGTTTGTCGCCGCCTCAACGAAACGGAACTTACATCTAGCAACTTTGCATCGACAACAGGCTTTTACTCACAAATTAAAGATGCTGTAAATTCCTCTGTTCGTGATGTGAATCAAAAACATTTTAGTTGGCCTTTTAATCACAATACAGATGATATTATTTTAACCGCAGGTGAACTTCGCTATCCTTTGCCGGATAATGCCAAGTATACAGATTTTGACACGGTTCGTCTTGCTCGCAGCACAGCATTAGGTGTAGGGTCTGCAAGACTCCTAAAGCAAATGAGTTACGATGAGTATATATCACGATATATAGACCAAGAATATGAAACAGACACATCAAAAGGTCAGGCACCTGAATATGTAGTTCGTTCTCAAGATGGTGATATTATTGTTGCTCCTATGCCCGACGCAGCATACACGATTGAGTACGAGTTCTTTATGTTTCCTGCTGATTTAGAAGTTTACGATGATGTGCCAACTATTCCATTTCGGTTTAAGCACGTAATTGTAGATGGTGCAATGTACCACTCCTATATGTTTCGCGACAATTTAGAGTCTGCGTCTATCGCTCTTCGTAAATTTGAAGATGGTATCAAGCAGATGCGAACTCTTCTTGTAAATGAGCATGTATATGCAAGGGCTGTTTAATGCCTGACCGTTGGCAAACACATGCCTTTGAGTTCAAGGGTGGTTTGATTACAAACCTTTCTCCGTTCCAACAAGGTATTCAGGCTCCGGGTTCTGCACGAATCCTTCGTAATTTCGAACCGTCGGTTTTTGGTGGGTATCGTCGTATCGAAGGGTTTGAGAAGTTTGATACTAATGCTCTGACTAATGCAGATAATGTTCGCGGCATAACCCGATATGATGATAAAGTGTTTGCAGCTAGAGGGGATGACCTGTTCTTTTCAACAGGTTCCGGTTGGACACAGGTAACGGATAACGCAACCTATAGCAGCGCAGGTGTTAATTTAGGTGGCTCTGGAAAACTTCGATTTCTAAGGTACAACTTAGATGGGACCGATAAATTAATGATTGTGGATGGGACGGGTAAACCGTTTCGCTTTGACGGTACAACCTTCGAACAGTTATCCTCGCTACCTTCGGATACATCCGGTTCTAGCCATATCGTCAATTTTAAGAACCATGTTTTTCTTGGAAACGACAAAAGTCTCGTTTTTTCTGCACCCTATGAAGATGATGACTTTACAAGTG